GTCCCCTTCGGCGTTCGCGAGCTGCGTCCCCTCGAACAGGATGTACCCCGGGGACGCGAACGCGCTGTTGATGATCTTCGAGAGGCCACGGTTGAACGCGAACTCCCGGATGTGCGCGACCCCGGAGCCGGCGTTGACGGCGGCGCCGTCGCCGGCGTGCCAGTGATGCCAGTCCCACACATCCGACACCCCCGGTTCGGCGTGCACCGCGGCCGGGTCGAACCTCGCGAGTCTGCCGTGCACCGCGAGCTTGCCGGTGCGGCCCTCGCAGTACGCGTTCGAGACAGCGGGGAACTCGCCGTCACACGCCTCCTGGATCACGCTCATGATGTTCTCGGTGGGCGCGTACACCGTCGTCGACAGCATCACGTTCCCGGTGAAAACCACGAACCAGTCGACGGGGATCCCGGCGTCCCCAAGCACGCCCTGGACGCGGTCCTGCATCGTCTCGTTCGAGAACACGATCTGCCCCTGACTGTCTGGGGCGACGATGGCGGGGTCGTCGCCGAACGCCGGCGCGTCCCCGGTGAACCTCGGGGTCATCTCGATCGCGGACAGGATCTCGAACAGGTCGACGCACGTGATCGTCAATCGGTTCACCAGCTGCGACGGGTCGAAGCTGTAGTCGTAGTCCTCGACGAAGCCGCGGTACCGGGTGTACCAGGTGTCGGTGACGGGGTTGTAGCGGCCGAGCGCGATCTGGATCAGCGGTTCGATCTGGGTGGCGCCACCAACGTAGTGGGGGCTGTCGGGGTTGGTGGGGTCGAGGATCCCGTCCTGGTCGGCGATCGTGACGGTCGCCCTGCCGGTGTCGGTGCGGTCGAGCTCGTACTGGCGGCCACGGTCGATCGTGTAGGAGGTGACGAGGTGGGGGTGGTCGTCGATCCGGGTCCAGTCGCAGTCGTAGAGGAGGGACGGCTGCCCGAACGCGATGTTCACTCGGCCCACGGGGTCAGCCACGCGTGCCCCGCCGGATCGCCGGTCTCGCCTTCGCGCGTTTCGCCAGCTCGTTCTCCAATCCGGCGACGTCGTGGACGCCGTGCATATGCACGCCACCGTTGATCGTGATCCCGGCGGTGAACTGGCCCGAGTGCCCCCGCGGCAGGGTGCCGCCGGGCCCGGTCATCGCGAACCCGACCTCCAAGCGGCGTTTCTGCGCCCCCGAAAGGCCGGCGCCGAACCGGTTCACGAACCCGGACGCCGACAAGCGTTGGAACAGCCTGCGGGTGCTCTGGTTGGCCTGGTCGGCGGTGCCGGCCGCCTTGTCGTCGGTTTTCTTGCCGGCGGCGATCTGGTCGGCCAGCTGCCCCTTCAGGCCGTTGATCGCTACCTGCTGGTTGACGATGTCGATCGCGGCCGCACCCGTTCTCTTCATCACCGCGAGCAGGTTCTTGTTCGCGGCCAGGTCGTCCTTGAACGTCTCGGTCAATCCGGATTTCGCGACCAGCAGGTTCGCGGCGTCGAGCTTCGCCTGCGTCCGCTTCGCCGCCTTGTCGGCCTGAGCCTGTTTCTCGCCGGCGCGGGCGTCCGCGATCTCCTGTTTCTTCGCGCTGATCGCGAGCTCGACCTGGAGGAGCGTCTCGAGGAGGTCGTGTGTCGCGCCCTCCGTCCGGATGATCTTCTGGTACCCGGCCTTCTGCGTCAGAAGGGCCGCCAGGTCGTCCTGGAGCCCTTTCGTGAGCTGGGTTCTGTCGACGTTGAGCTGGAGCTTGTCGAGCAGCCCTTGTTGCGCCTGCGCGGCCGCGGCCCTCGCGGCCTCCGCCGCCGCTTTCGTTTTCTCGGCCGCCGCTTTTGTCTTGTCCGCCGCCGCTTGCGCGGCGGTCTGGAGGATCCCCGCGACCGTGCTGTTCGTCTGTTGCAGGTCGGACGCGTACGCGGACACCTCGCTCGTGTATTTCGCGTTCGAGATCCGGCCGGAGGCGCGGAGCGTCGCGGCGAACGCGATCGCGGCCTTGTCGTGCGCCGCCTGGGCGCGGAGCAGCGCGAGGCTGTTCGGGTCGGATGCCAACCCGATCGCGCGGGCCTGCGCCGCCGACAGCGCCGGGTTCTGGAACGTCTGCCCGGCGACATGGCCGGGAACGTTCACGCTCGGAGCCCCGACAGGGCCGGTCAGCGCCGGCCGGGTCGGTGTGCCGAGCGGTCCCGCCGGGCCGGTCCTGTTCGCGGCGGCGGCGAGCGCGCTGAACGACTGCCCGTTCGCGTGGACGAGGTGCAGCGCCGAGGCGACGTCGTAGATTTTCCCGCCGAGCCCTTCGAAAGCGCTGTTCCAGCCGGGGATCTTCTCGATGAACGTCGACAGCTGGTACCCGGCGTAGACGACGGCTGCGGCGACGCCGAGGCGACCGACGAACGAGAGCCGCAACGCGGCCACCTCCCCCTCCGTCGTTTTCGCGGCAGTCCCCGTCCGTTTGATGCTGGACGCGAGGTCGAGGAACACCGTCGCGAACTTCGCGGTCTTGAACGCGACCAGGACACCGAACAGCAGCTCGAGCGTGTGCTTCGTCGAGCCGGTGATCTTGTTCAAGCCGTCGAGCGCGGTTTTCGCGTCGTCGAACAGCCCGGTGCCGATCTTCACGGCCTCGTTGACGTCCTTCTGCAACCGGCCCGACTCGTTCATCTTCTGCAACCACTTCCCGACCGACTCGAGGAACTTGTTCAGCGTCGGGAGGAGCGCGGTGCCGATGATCACCTCGGTGTCGTGCAACGTCGCGTGGAACCGCTCCGCCTCTGTCGTCCCTGCTTTCGCTTGCCCCGCGAGCCTCTGCTGTGCTTGCGCGATCAGGTCGAGCCCGTGCGCGTGCTTGTCCAACCCGGGGACGGCGCGGCGTAGCGCTGTTTCCTGGCCGCCGAACACTTTCGCGAGGACGTTCGCGGCGTCGGCGAGGTCGAGGTTCTTCGCGCGTGCGAGGTCGGCGGCGGCCCCCTGGAGGCTGATCGCGCGGGTGATGCTCCCCGACCCGCGCTCCAATACCGTGAGCGCTTTCGCGGAGTCCTCGCTTGTGAACCCGAACTTCTCGAGCGCCAATCCTGCTTTCTCGATCCGGCCCTGCGAAGCTGTGAAGGATTCCCCGGACGCTTTCATCTGCGCCGCGAGCGACCGTTGCGAAACGCCGGCGTCGCGGGCCGCGTCGATGCTCGAGCGGAGGAACTCGGTCGCGCCGGCGAACGCGACGAACCCGCCGGTCGCGAACGCGAGGCTGCGGCCGATGTGTTTGCTGGAGTCGTCGACGGTGCGGGCGAACAGCCTTGTCTGCTCCGCGGCTTTCGTCAGCCCCTTCGTGTAGCCGAGAACGCTGGCGATGATCTCGACTTCGAGCTTCCGCGCCACCCTAGACCAGCTCCCGGGTGATGATCTGCTCGAACAGGAGCGCGCACCCGAGGAGCATCATCGGGGTCAACTCACCGATATCGGCGGGGCGGACTCCGAAGTAACCGAGGCTGGGCTGCCAGTAGACCTCGGGGGGCCGGCCGGGGTCTCCGAACCGTTCGGTGAACTGGCCCAGCTGGAGCTCGGCTTCCCGCTTTTCTCTGGGGGAGGAGGGCCGGCATCACCCTCCTCGGTCTCGTCTGTTTCGAGGGTGACGGTGGAGCCGAACGGGACGTCCTGGAACCGGTCCCACAGCTCGGGGACCTGCGCGTTGGTGACGGCGCCGGAGCGGTGCATCGCGACGATCGCGAGCATCGTGATCAGCTCCGGGTCGGTGAACGACTCCCCGGTGAGGGTGACGGGGAGGTAGCCGGCGTGGCGTTTGATCCAGCCCCACTCCCGCATCGTCAACGGCTGCTCGTCGAGGTCGAGCTCGTACCGTCCGTCATAGGGTTTCACCCCGGTCAGGGTGATCCAGTTGCCCACTACAACCCGCCGTTGAAGATGAGGGTGGACTTGTCGAGTGCTTCCTCGAAGCGGTGGTAGGTCTCTTCCTCGTTCGCCTCGAGCGACGGGACGAGCGCGCGCCGCATCTGGAGGGTCCCGAACTCGGGGTGCTTCCCGGTGGTGCGTCGGATCGACTGTTCGACCGCGACGCCGCGCTGGCGGACACGGACGCGGTAGCCCTGCGCGGAGCGGGGGTCGTACTGGTTGAACCTGTCGGTGGCGCCCTGCTTGACTTTGTCGCCGGCGTGCCGCAGCTCCGCCCGGACGTCCCTGCGTGTGCGGGTGTCGGCTTCTTTGAGGCCGACCATGACGTTGCGGTAGTCGGCGTGGAGCCGTGCCTGTTCCCGAACTGAGGGCATCAGGTGGTGAAGAACTCGAGGCCGTTCTCGTCGGCGGCGTTGAACGTGACCTGGAACGCGTCCTCGGAGCCTCTCTGGCCGCCGGGGCCGTAGTCGTACACCTGCACGTTCCCGCGGAGCTCAGGGTTCGTCGCCGAGACCGGGGCACTGTCTGGCCGCCACGCGAACGCGACGATGTCGCGGTTCTTGTGGATCGGGTAGAGGGTCGCGTGGACCTCACCGGTGCCGTAGGAGCCGTAGAAGTCGACGGTGACGGACTGGTCGGTGGGGCCGGCGAGGTACTCGTTCGCGCCGGTGGGGTTGAACCCCGACACGTCCACACGGGCGTGCGAGCTCGTGTACTGGACCTGGCGGGCGAAGTTCGAGAGGTCGACCGAGTCGACCGTGACGCTGTCAGTTAGGGCTATCCGCTTCGGCATCTGCGGTCGCCTCCTCCTCTTCCTGTTTGTGGTTGTGCTTCACGACTTTCAGCTGGCCGCGTTCCTTCGCCCGCGCCTCGAGGGCGGGGTCGAGGTCGGCGTCGAACAGCTCGCCGGGCTGGTGCCCCTGGAACGCCGTCTGCCCGATCACCTTGTAACGGGTGGTCACTGGTCGACCTCGACACGCCACTCGCACCCCAATAGCGACTGGCCGGTGGGGGTGTCGGTGACGTACTGGCGGAGTCCGGTGACGCCCTCCTCCGCGACGGCGACGGACGAGCAGACGCCGCCGAGGGTCTGGTCGGTGACGAGGGCGTCCTCGACACCTCCGTTCGGGTCCAACAGCTCGAGTAGCAACGCTTGCCCTCCTTCCTGGTCGGCGGTCGAGACGCGGGCGCGGACGGTGAAGAACAACCGGCGTTCCCGCATCCCGGGCTTGTCCATCCCGAGTGACGCTTGGAACGGGTCGCCGGGGTAGATGTCGATCGACGGCGGGGTCGGGTTCAGGTTCAGGTACGGGTACACCTGCAAATCCGGGATCTCGGCGGTCAACGATCCGAGGGCGCCGGTGAGCCCGTCGACGATGTCGCCAAGGGTGCTCACGCGACACCCATCTGCTGCTTCACGCTCATCAGCTTCCGCTGGTGCCGGTAGAACGAGTTTCTGCTGGTGTAGATCGGGACGTTGTCGCCGCCCAATCCCATCAGCCCGAACGGTGACTCCTGCTGCTGCCAGTGCTCGACGGAGCGTTCGAGGATCACCTCGTCGACGAGCTGCTGCTGCTGCGTGGTCAATGGGTCGACGCGGTCGATGAACGACGTCACCTCGCCGGTGGCGGCGTCGAGGACGCGTTGCATCGCGACGAGCTGGTCCGCGGTGGGGGTGCGGAGGTGCAATACGCGGGCCAGCTCGTCGGTCGTGATCGTCATCAGGCCTCGTCGATCGCCTCGCGGATCTCCGCTTTCGTCATGGTGTCGTCGACGTCGATCCCGAGTCGGCCGGCGTGGTTGAGGAGCTGCGCTTTCGTCATCTCCTCGACGGTCGGCTCGTCGCCGTCCTTCGGGCCGGCGTTCTCGCTGCCGCCTTCGCCTTCGTCCCAGGGGGCGGACTGGTCGGGACGGACGACCTGCTGGTTCGGCGCGTCCCACATCGTCCCTTCGGGCTCGCTCATGGGGTCTTCACGATCTTCACGACGCCGCCGGCGTCCGCGATCCACCAGGTGTAGTAACCGGCGTACGCGACCTGGACGCCGAGCACGCTGGGCTCGACGACCTGGAGGGATCCGATCCGGTCCTCGTACACCTCGACGGCTGCGGACGAGATGACGAGGTTGGTGCCGGTCGGCAGGGAGGCGTCCATGTAGGTCGGGATCCCCGCGATCGCGCCCATCAGCCCGGAGCCGAAGTTCGCGGCCTCGAACCCGGCCGACTGTGCGGTGACGGGGTTGACGGGGGCGAACAGCTGGCCCCACAGCCCGAGCATGTCCGGCGAGACGAAGAACGCCAGCCGGCCCTGGCCTTTGACGGCGGTGTACGCGGTCGCGGCGCCGGCCCACAGTGCCCCGGTGAGTGCGGCGACGGTGGGAGCACCGGTCGGGATCGTCGTCCCGGCTGTCGCACCGGCGACGAGGGCGGCCCCGAGCGCGGTCTCGGTCACGATCCCGTACTGCGCCGCGAGATCGCTGATGACGAGGTCCATGATCGACGGGGTCGACCAGTCGATGTCTTGTCTGGAAACGTTGACGTAGCCTCCGTACGTGTTGGCGGTCACGTTCGTCTTCGTGATCGTCATCTTCTGGCTGACGAGCTCGTTCTTCTCTCCGGTCGGCTGGGTCGCGACGCTGGTGTGCTGCGTGACCTTCGGCCGCGTCCACGACTGCGACGGGATCTGCCTGGGCCCGAGCCACGTCGTGATCGGTCGGGACTCGTCGATGAAGTTGATGACCGGCTGCACGATCGGGGTCGGGAGCAGCCCGGGGTTGTCCGCGGTCGTCTGGTGCGACGCGGCGCGGTTGTACAGGTCCATCCGTTTCATCGCGTCGGCGGCGCCCAAAGAGCCTTTCCAGTAGTCGAGGACGTACTGGCCGGCGGACCGGTACTCCATGACGGCGGGCGGCTGGTTGTTCTCGACGTCCTGGAACTTCGCGAGGTCCGCGATCATCGACCGCGAGCGGATCGAGATCTCGCGGGACTCGCGGACCGGCTCGATCTGCGAGTTGAGCTCTTCGAGCCTCGTGCGGGAGCGGGTGAAGAGCTCCATCTCGTTCTCGGTGAGGTCGCGGCCGCCCTTCTCGGCGTCCTCGATCAGCTTGTCCTGGAACGTTTGCTGCTGCTCGATCTCGGCTCCGAGACGGGCAAGCATCTGGTCTGATGCACGCATAGCGGGGTGCGCCTTTCTGTTGCGAAACGATTGACGGTTTCGCCCGGGCGCCACGTCCCCCGCAACAGCCGGCCCACCCAGTGGTCTACAACGGCTGGTAGTTCAGTGACTCAGCCGAGAATACATGTCCTCGAGGACAGACGCACGGATCCTGTCGAGGTTCGGCGTCGCCGCCACAACGGCCCCCGGAGGCTCTGTGAGCGCGTGTGAGCGCACCGAGAGGACGCGGGCGGTCTCGTACGCCGGGTCGGGTGTCATCGCGACGTGCGCCAGCCAGAGCTTGTCGAGGCGGCGGAGGTTCGGGTCGGGCCACGTCTCGCCGTCGGGCATCGGGAGGAACCCCGCCGAGGCGTCGAGGATCCCTTCGTCGGCAAGGGCGAGGGTCTCGTCGCCGAGCTCGGTCTGCGCGATCCTGAGCTCCGCGACGAGTCCTTCGTCGCGGGCGGGGTAGAAGCTGAGGGCGCGACCAACGGTGCGGGTGATGTCGTGATCCCTGTTGACACGAACGCGGTTGGCG